GAATAATATTAAGCAGGTTGACTATAATGATACGGTATTTTTGCCTTATGGTAATCATAGAATAAAGGAAAGATTAGAAAAGTTTGATCCATATGACTTCAGTTTTATGCCCAAAAAACTTCAAGAGGAAATGATGTTTGATCATCCATGGTATTATGAAAATTTTTACGAGGACCAGATTTAAAACCGTCCACTAAAATTTTAAATCACTCAGATACATAGTATTGTAGTTTGGTTAGTGGGAGAATGTGAAGTGAACACTCCAAATTGGCAGCATCACTCCAAGAAGGATCAGAAACGAAAACTTAAACCGCAAGCACTGAGGCAAGCAAAAGCAAGACTAGCCCAGTTCAAAAAGCGTCACATGGGTCGTCCGAAGGGCGACCTTTCGTTTTATGATACCTGCATACGCAACAAACCCAATGTCCATCCGCCACGAAATCAAGTCTCAACTCGCCAAACTGCTTGCTACTGAGGATCTGGTGGTTGAGCATAAGAAAGTCTCTACTGCCTGTTTCAATGTTCATACTCGTGTTCTGACTCTTCCTCTGTGGGAAAAGGCAAGTGGGATCGTCTATGACCTTCTTGTGGGTCATGAGGTAGGTCATGCTCTCTTTACTCCTGATGAGAATTGGTTAGAGAAAGTAAAAGTTCCTCAACAGTTTGTGAATGTTGTTGAAGATGCTCGCATTGAGAAACTAATGAAACGCAAGTATGCTGGACTTGCAAAGACTTTCTACAATGGTTATAAAGAGTTGAATGAGGATGACTTCTTCCAAATCAAAGAAGAAAATATCTCTAAGTTTAATCTTGCTGATCGCGCTAACTTGTGGTTTAAGATTGGAAATTATATCAATATTCCTATTCAGCGTGGGGAAGAAACTGAGATCGTCAACTTGATTGCCGATACTGAAACCTTTGCTGATGTGCTGATTGCTGCAGAAGAACTCTACAAGTATTGTAAGAAAGAAAAGGAACAGGAACAAAAGGTTGCTGAATTTGATTCTCATCAAATGCAAGGAGATTCTCAGTCTCCTGCTAATGAGATTGTAGAGACGAATGACTCCTCTTCTGAACAAGATGGTGAGAATAATAACTCTCAACCTCAAGAGAATGATGGGTCCTATGGTGGAACTGCTCAGGGAGATCAAACTCCAGTGAAATCTTCTGGTGAAGATAATGAACCTGAAGTTCGCACTGCTGATTCTTTGGAAGAAAAGATTCGTGATCTCGTTAATAATGACTCATACGAAACTATCTATATTCAAGTTCCTCAATTGAATCTTGATACTGTTATTGCTAAGAACTTTGATGTCCATAAAGAAATTAATTATTCATTCTCCAACCAACAAAATATACATAACGCATGGGCAAAAGATAAAGAAATTACACCAACAAATCTTTACCAAGAATCTGATACTGAGTTTAAGAAGTTCAAGTCTTCTGCTCAAAAGGAAGTCAATTATCTTGTAAAAGAGTTTGAGTGTCGTAAGGCAGCAGACCAGTATGCTCGTGCATCAACTGCTCGCACTGGAGTTCTTGATACTGCTCGTCTTCATACCTATAAGTACAACGAAGATTTGTTCAAGAAGGTTTCTGTGATTCCTGACGGTAAGAATCATGGTCTGGTGTTTGTGTTGGACTGGAGTGGTTCTATGTCCGATGTGATGATTGATACTTGTAAGCAACTCTTCAATCTGGTGTGGTTCTGTAAAAAAGTTTCTATTCCTTTTGAAGTATATGCCTTCACGAATGAATGGCGTCGTGGTGAGTATGACTATGAAACTGGTAAGCATCTTGCTGCAGATCGCACTCCTCACTATGAAAAGAAAGAAGGTCTGCTACTGGTAGACGAAACTTTCTCTATGATGAATATTCTTACCAGTAAAGTGAATGGTAAAGAACTGGAGCATCAACTGTTGAATATTTGGCGTCTTGCTTATTGCTTTGGTAGGTCTTATCATTCTCCTTACACATACTCCAATCGTATGTCTCTTTCAGGAACTCCTCTGAATGAAGCATTGATTTCTCTCCATCAAATTCTTCCTAAGTTCCAGAAAGAAAATAAACTCCAGAAAGTTCAGTGCATTGTTCTGACTGATGGTGAAGCAAATCAACTTGTTTATCACAAAGAGGTTAATCGTAATTATTCCAAAGATCCTGTCCTTGGAACTGGTTATATTTACCCCGAAAATACTTTCCTTCGTGACCGTAAACTTGGAACCACTTACAAAGTTGGTTATGGATATCATGCCTTTACAGATACGCTTCTTAAAAATTTGAAGGATAAGTTTTCTTCTATTAATTTTATTGGAATTCGTGTTCTTGAACCTCGTTCTGCAATTCGATTCATTCAACTATATCATCCTTCAACTGATAAGCAGTGGGATAAAATTCAAAGTGATTGGAAGAAACTGCGTAGTTTCACTATCACTAACTCTGGATATGATGCTTACTTCGGAATGTCTGCAACAGCCCTTGCACAGGATTCTGAATTTGAAGTTTCTGAGGATGCTACCAAATCTCAAATTAAAACTGCATTCGTCAAATCTCTTAAGACTAAAAAACTAAATAAGAAAGTTCTTGGTGAGTTTATTTCTTTAGTCGTATGAAAACTAAATTTCCATTTGAACACGTAGTAAAATACGATACCAAAGAAGTATGGATCAAATGTTCTAGCAGCATAAGTGCTATGGGTATTCCATCTCTAGTTGAAAAGTATTACCCAGGATACATTGGAAGAATTGCTACACAGAATCATCTAGACCAACTACGGAACCAGTTGGCGAACTGACCACTGGGGGGATTGATGCCCCCCTTTTTGCTCTATAATAACGGAGTTGAAACAAAACAAACCAATGTCTCTTTCCTCTGATTACATCCGCACTTCCCTCCAGGCACTTTATGGTAACAATGTTACCAGTGCAGATATCCGTGCCTGGTGTAATATGAATGATGCTAACTATCAGACGGTAACTAAGAAAATTGATGAATTTAAAACTAGTCGTGGTAAATGGAATCTTGAAGTGACTCAACAAAAGGTAGAAGAAATCGAACGTACTTATCAAGCACCCGCAGTGGTTCCTCCTGTAGAACAAAATCTCATTCCTGATAAAGATGATACCTTCGTCAAGTTTGGTAATTTTGCTGATGTTAAAAAAATTATTCAGTCCCGCCTTTTTTATCCTACGTTCATTACGGGTCTTTCGGGTAATGGTAAAACGTTTTCTGTTGAACAAGCGTGTGCTCAACTTAATCGTGAACTGATTCGTGTAAACATTACTATTGAGACTGATGAAGACGATCTTATTGGTGGATTCCGCCTTGTTGATGGTGCTACTGTGTGGCATAACGGTCCAGTTATTGAAGCCCTCCAACGCGGAGCGATCCTGCTCCTTGACGAGATTGACCTTGCCTCCAACAAAATCCTTTGTCTACAATCCGTGCTAGAGGGTAAGGGTGTCTTTCTGAAGAAGATTGGTCGGTTTGTGAAACCTGCTGCTGGTTTCAACGTTATCGCCACCGCCAACACCAAGGGTAAAGGTTCTGATGATGGACGCTTTATCGGCACTAACGTTCTGAATGAGGCATTCCTGGAGCGTTTCCCTGTGACCTTTGAGCAGCAGTATCCTGCCCCTGCAACCGAGCAGAAGATCCTTGAGGGCATCTCTCTGGACCTTGGTGTGGAGGATCGTGACTTCTGTAAGCGTTTGGTTGACTGGGCAGACATCATCCGCAAGACCTTCTACGATGGTGGTATTGAGGAAATCATCAGCACCCGCCGCTTGGTTCATATCATCCGTGCTTACAGCATTTTTGGTAACAAAGCAAAGGCGATTGATGTATGTACCGCACGATTTGATGATGAAACCAAACAAGCTTTCATCGAACTGTATGATAAGGTTGATGCTGATTTCCAACTTCCCGTTGACCAGGAGCAACAATCCTGATAGAATATGAGGAGGTCAATGTGCCTCCTCTTTTTGTCCTTTTACTATGAAACAAAATGTCTGAAAACTTTGAGAGCACTTACGAAAGTACAATTCCAAATCAAGATTTCTGGGAGTATGATGGTATTAGTATGACTGGAAATCCTTACCCATCTCCAGATACTATTACGTTCACTGGTTCTCGCCTTGCTGATGGACTAGGCGATGATCACATTTCACTCTCAAATTTTACTATTAAAATGACTGAAGATACTAACAAGAATGGTTTCTGGAAATATGAAGAAGATAAAACTCTGAAAGAGATTGAGCAGTATCTTTCTAGCACTTATCACCAACACTATACTTCTCAAGAATCCAAAACTCAAACTCTAGATTTGATTGAAAGCATTGGTGATGCTGAACCATTCACGCGATCAAATGCTATCAAGTATCTGTCTCGTTTTGGTAAAAAGAATGGTAAATCGAAAATGGATATTCTGAAAGCAATCCATTACTGCATTCTTCTTTATCATTTTGCAGGTCTACATAAGAATACTACTTCTGATTTTCCATATTGATCATGAAACTCCAAGATAAAACTATGAAACTCTCTGATAAAACTCTTACTCTTCTAAAGAATTTTTCTTCAATTAACCAATCAATTTTGTTTAAGGAAGGTAATAGTCTTCGCACAATCTCTGTAATGCGGAACATCCTTGCGGAAGCAAAGATTGAAGAAGATCTACCAAAAGATTTTGGTATTTATGATCTGAACCAATTTTTGAATGGTCTAAATCTACATCAAAATGCAGAACTTGATTTTCAAAATGATGGGTATGTTGTTATTAAAGAAGGTAAATCTCGTTCAAAGTATTTCTTTGCAGATCCCAACGTAATCATTACTCCACCAGAAAAAGACATCGTTCTACCAAGTGAGGATGTTTGTTTCCTTCTTGATACAAAAGAACTTGATAAACTCCTTAAGGCTGCTGCTGTTTATCAACTTCCTGACTTGTCTGTGGTTGGTGAAGCAGGTGTGGTCAAACTTGTTGTTCGTGATAAGAAGAACGATACATCCAATGATTTTTCAGTAATTGTTGGTGAAACCGATGAAGTATTCTCATTCAATTTCAAGGTAGAGAACATTAAGATTCTTCCTGGAAACTATGAGGTTGTAATTTCAAATAAACTTTTATCACGATTTAAGAATACTGGATTTGATGTGACTTATCATATTGCTCTGGAACCTGATTCTACATTTGGTTGATGAACATCTTCGTTACTTCTCCTTGGCCTGCAGAAAGTGCTATTTGTTTGCCCGACAAACATATTGTTAAGATGCCCTTAGAGTGCTGTCAGATGCTCTCTATCGTTGCCTCTGATAAGTGGGGGTATGGGTACGGCACTCTTCCTAAGGCAGATGGAACCCCCTACAGGACCGAGAAAGGAGCATTCCGCAATCATCCATGTACCAAGTGGGCACTGGAGAGCATCCATAATGCTTACTGGTTAATTAAGTGGGGATTGAACTTGTCTGATGAATACTGCCTGCGGTATAATAAAACTCACTCCTGTTATAATACCCTAGTGGATGCATACTATTTGTTTCCTAAGGGTAAGATTACAGAAGTAACTCCATTTGCTCGTGCTATGCCTGAGGAATGGAAGTTTGACGAAACTATTGATACATTTGAAGCGTACAAAAGATACATTGCATCTAAACCTTGGGTGTCTGATAACTATCTTCGTATGCCTGAACGCAAACCTGATTGGGTCTAAATTATGACTAGTGAATTTCTTTTTGTGGAGAAATACCGCCCTCAAGTGATTGAGGATTGTATTCTTCCTGATGATACTAAAAAAACATTTAAGGAGTTTGTAGAGAAGGGAGAGATTCCAAATCTTCTTCTTGCTGGACCTCCTGGTATTGGTAAAACTACCATTGCAAAAGCATTGTGCAATGAACTGGGAGCAGATTATTATGTTATCAACGGATCCGACGAAGGGCGTTTCCTGGATACTGTACGGAACCAAGCAAAGAACTTCGCTTCGACCGTCTCACTTACGGGATCTTCTAAACACAAAGTCATCATCATCGATGAGGCGGATAACACAGGCAACGACGTACAACTCCTACTACGGGCGAATATTGAGGCATTTTATAACAACTGCCGATTCATCTTCACCTGTAACTACAAGAACAAAATTATTGAACCTCTTCACTCCCGATGTGCCGTCATCGACTTTACAATCAAGGGAAAGCAGCGAGTGCAACTCGCTGGGAATTTCTTTCAGAGGTTACGAGTTATCCTCGATCAGGAAAAGATTGAGTATGATGAAAAAGTCGTTGCGGAACTCGTATCGAAACACTTTCCCGATTTTCGACGTGTTCTAAACGAAATCCAAAGGTATTCTACTGGCGGTAAAATTGATTCTGGAATTCTTGCATCTTTCTCTGACGTATCTGTAAATGAACTTATTAAAAATCTCAAGGATAAAAACTTTACTGAAGTCCGAAAGTGGGTGGTCAGCAACTTGGACAACGACGCTTCTCATCTACTTCGCAGGGTTTATGACGCCGCTTTTGATCACCTTCTACCCCAATCTATTCCCGCTGCTGTTCTTGTTATTGCTAAGTATCAATACCAATGTGCATTCGTGGCTGATCAAGAAATAAATCTTATTGCTGCATTAACTGAAATTATGGTGGAGTGTGAATTCAAATGAACGTAAAATTGATTCGTATGTGGTCTGGTGAAGATGTTATTGCAGACCAAGTTGGGGATTTGAGGGATACTATTGTTATCCGAAATCCAATCGTTGCTGTTCCTACAGGAAATGGTCAAATGGGATTTGCTCCTTGGTCTCCTCTTCTAAAAGATAGGAATGTAGATCTAGAAATTTCTAAGAAATATGTTGTTTATATTTCCGAAACACAGGAGCAAATTGTCGAGCAGTATGAACAAATGTTTTCTTTGATCAAATCTCCAAGTAAAAAGTTAATTGTTTGAATATGAAAAATCTTACACATCAAGTAAAAGCAAAGTGGTATTATATCTTTTGGGGAGTCTGCGCTATTGCTGTAGTTAGTGGACAGATTTATGTTGGTACTGGATATCGTGAGATGGCTGATGCCTCCAAATCAATGGAAATTGTTGTTTCTTGTGTAGTTCCTTATGAAACTCCTACAATTAAAACGAACCGAACAAGGGAGTTTGAGTAATGGTTTCTATATTTGATTTGTTTCATGATGAACGCCATTATGGTTGGAGTATAGATAAACGCTATGATTGGATTAATATGCTTAGTAAAATGCAAAAAAATAATCCAAGGCGTTTTAAAGAGTTTCAATATTCTCAAAAAACAATATACCATCATATAGATAGGTTACAGCAAGAACAGAATTTATACGATTAATTTGAAATGAATCCATACAAAATTAATAAGGCATCTCTAATTGAACATCCAATAAAAACTACTCCAGAGAATGTAAAAGAAGCGAATGAATCTTTATTTCGTGCTAAAATGACTTTACCTGCGGCAGCAAAACATTGTGGAATGACGCAGAAAGAAATGAAATTAACTTTCTTTGAATATTTGAAGTATCACCCTAAAGACTATGAAATCCCTCAAAACGCCTCTTAGATATCCTGGTGGTAAGTCCCGTGCTTGTGAAAAGATGGGATCTTACTTTCCAGACCTTCGTAATTATAATGAGTTTCGTGAACCATTCCTTGGAGGAGGAAGTGTTGCGATTTATATCACAAAGAAATATCCTAACCTAGATATTTGGGTAAATGATTTATATGAACCACTTGTAAATTTCTGGCAGCAACTTCAGATCTTTGGAACTGATCTTAAAGACAAACTGGTAGAGTTAAAGACAGCAAACAATACTCCCGTCTTAGCAAGAGAACTTTTTCTTAAAGCAAAGGAGCAAGTTAATGACCAAAGTTTGCCTAGCATTGATCGTGCTGTGGCTTTCTATGTTGTCAATAAGTGCAGTTTCAGTGGTCTCACAGAGAGTTCATCATTTTCACAGCAGGCATCGATTTCCAACTTTTCAATGCGAGGGATCGAAAAATTGCCTTCGTATTCTACGCTAATATCAAATTGGCGTATAACTAATTACTCCTATGATTATCTGATGGATGGAGACAAAGGTGCTTTTATGTATCTCGATCCTCCTTATGATATTAAGGATAATCTCTATGGGAACAAGGGATCAATGCACAAAGGATTTGATCACGATAAGTTTGCTGCTGATTGCGACTCTAATAATATGGATCAATTGATTAGCTATAACTCAGATCAACTTGTAAAAGATCGCTTTAAAAACTGGAACGCTGCTGAGTTTGATTTGACTTATACTATGCGTTCTGTTGGTGAATATATGCGTGATCAAAAACAACGTAAAGAACTTTTACTCTTTAATTATAAACTTCATGCAGAACTTTCTTGATTTTTTTGGTTTTGTAGAACCAAATGTAGTAGAGTTTGAAGACCAAAAAAATAACTTAAAGGTATTATATAATAATGATAAATCTGAAGCCTGCCTCTTTAATGGTGAAGAAAGATGGTTAACCTATTCTCCAAAATATAAGGAAAGTCTTTGGGAAGTTTTTTCTCATTACTGGATTGCTGATGGAGTGTGTATTTGTACTGGTCTTGGATTTGCACTTAGAGAATCTTGGATTCTTTCTAAGAAAAATGTTTCTAAAGTTGTTGTTCTGGAAAAATCAAATGAATTGATTGAATACCATAAAAAATTTAATTCACAAATTTTTGATGAACTTGAAGTTATTAACGTTGATGCAAACGAATATAAGGGTAAATGTGATACTCTTCTTCTAGATCACTATGAAACAGAAACCTGGGATGAAATTGCAAAATACTCTCGTAATATTTTAAAAAATATTATTTGTGAAAAGATGTGGATATGGCCATTAGAGCACCAATTGATTGTTGGTTATATCAACAGCGAAGAAAACGAATCTTTTCAGCAGATTTACAATAAAATAAAATTGAAATATAGTTTAACCAAACTTCCAGAATTGCGCGAAGAAGAACTGAGATTGTTTGTGTTTTCTTTTTTTCGAGGATTAAATTTAAGTTGGAGTGCGGATGATATCGATAATCATAAAAAGAAAATAACATCCGAATGGTATAAATCTTGGAACGATAAAAAGTTGCACGTACATCCAGAAACATTTTGTTAGTAGATGAGAATTAATTATGGAATTAAAAGAATGGTTAAACTCTATTAATTTTACAAAGGAAGATTTGTCTGAAGACATCAAGAACTATCCCCCATACATTATTAATAAATGCCTGTCTGGTAATATTGACTGTGTTCTTTTTTCTAATGAAATGAATATGAATCATCATCTAGATAAAGATATGCAGTATTCATTTTACCTAAATAGTCTGAGGAAAAAGAAGAGATTTTCTCCTTGGCTCCGAAAAGATAAAATCAAAGATTTAGAATGCGTAAAACAGTACTATGGTTATAGTAATGAAAAGGCATCTCAAGCTTTGAAGATTCTAAATAAAGAACAACTTAATTTTATTAAACAACGACTTGAAACTGGCGGAACAAAATGACTAATCAAACTATTGAACCACAAGTAAACTGGTCTCCTGATATGATGGTGGAAGTTATCCTTAATGAACCTGATGACTTTCTAAAAGTTCGTGAAACTTTGACTCGTATCGGAGTTGCATCAAGAAAAGAGAAAAAACTCTATCAAAGTTGCCATATTTTGCATAAGCAAGGCAAGTATTACATCACTCACTTTAAGGAACTATTTGCCCTAGATGGTAAGCACGCAAATCTTACAGTGAATGATGTTCAGCGTCGCAATAGAATTGCACGTTTACTTTGTGATTGGGGTCTTATCAGTGTAGTTAAGGATGAATCTATCGCTGATATTGCACCACTAAATCAGATTAAAGTCTTATCTTATAAGGATAAGGGCGATTGGGTACTAGAAACCAAATACACCATTGGTTCCAAGAAAAAATCACAAGAAGTCTGATATATAATATGTCGCTCTTTCGTGCGCGACACGCTACATACGGAATATACGCTACAAAATGACGGGTTTCTCTACCCGTCTTTTTTTATTATCTTGTATAATTAGTAATGGATGCCGAAAGGATCCACAAAACACAAACTCGCTTTAAAAAGGAGCTACCATAATGACTAACCTTGTAACCTCACGGTTTACACATGCGGATCTTCCTGCGCTGATGGATAAGATCACTCGCAATTCAATTGGAATGGATGAATACTTTGATCGTATTTTTCACCTACATGAAACCACAACAAACTATCCCCCATACAATCTTGTTCAAGTCAGTAATGTAGAGTCGAGATTGGAACTTGCTCTTGCTGGATTTAAGAAAAAAGAAGTCTATGTCTACACACAAGACGGCAAACTCTTTGTGGAAGGTCAAAAGGAGGATAAAGAAACGGAGTCCAACTATATCCACAAAGGTTTGGCTCAACGGAGTTTTAAGAGAGCGTGGACACTCTCTGATGATACGGAAGTTAGATCAGTTGATTTTGAGGATGGGCTTTTGACTATTAATCTTGGTAGAATTGTTCCTGATCATCATAAGAGGAAAGATTACCTCTAAATAGAATTGAATATCGTCGGCGCGAGGAGCACCTGGCAAAATCCAGGTTGACTCCTCCTTTTTTTCTTGCTAGAATTATTAGAGAATTGGAGTACTAATGTCTATAAAACTTATAATGCTAAAGTCCGGAGAAAATATTGTCTCCGAAATAAAGGAAATGGTTTCCGAAAATGATAAAGTAATTGGATATTTTCTGGAAAAACCATGTACTGTTAATCTTAAGAAAAATGATTCTGAAGAAGATGCATTTAAGATAACTCTCTTCCCTTGGGCTCCTTTAACAAAAACAAAACAAATACCTATTCCAAATGATTGGGTTATTACTATCGTAGATCCTATTGATAAGATCTTAGAAATTTATCAGAGGGATATTGTTAATGCAGAAACTGAGGATTACTTTGAATGACTAAAATAATTGTATTGTTGAATAAAACTTTGTTGATTTCTAAAATTGAAGAAGTTGGATCAGAACTAGGAGAACCAGATTGTAAACTTGTAGATCCATATGTTGTCGAAGATAATGGAACAATTTCTCCTTGGCTATTTGAGTATACAACTCAAAATTCTTTTATGATTCATTCCGATAAAATTATAACCATTGTAGATCCAAAAAAAGAACTATTGGATAAATATAATTCTTTACTCTAATAATATAAAATGAGAGTATTAAGTATTGATATTGATTATATTATGGGTCCCACTATAGGACTATATTCTGATATAGGATGGGATGAGTCTTCTGGATATCGATGGGAAAAATTTTTTTCAGAGACCGAATATACCGAAAGTGATTTGCATATGGATACTGGAAATTTACTTTTCTGTTATGAAACATTTGTAAAGGCACTTTGCAAATCTGATTGTGAAGTCTTATTTTCATATGATCACGATAATATTTTATATTCATTATCTAATCATAATAATTTAGATATAATCAATATCGATCACCATGCGGACATTATATATCCAAAAGTATATGATAATGAAACTTCTATTTTAAACTCACTAAAAGAGCAATATAAATTAGTATCAAAATATAATAAAGTATCGGAAGGAACTTGGGTTGCTTGGTTGAGATCTAAAAATAAAATAAATTCTTATACTTGGATTGGTAATAAATCTGGATTTGATTTATTATATGATTGTGAAAAAAATTATCATTCTGGTTTGATTCCAAGATTTAAAATGGTAACGAAAGAAGAGTATTCAATAGAAGATTATAGATTTGATCATATATTCGTTTGTTTATCTCCTCAATATATCCCTAAAATCCACTGGCATTATTTTACGATGTTTTTGATTGCATATGAGCAAATCAAAAATAAATCTGCTAAGATAGAGGAGTGGGGATCAAAAAAATTTGAAACTGAAGTTCGGCATTCTTTTATAACTGATGAAATTCTACACAAACGTTCAGCTAATTGGAAATAAATTCCTAGTTCGGGGATATGAAGATGGTAATCGTACAAACTTTAAGGAAGAGTATTATCCAACTTTGTATGTTCCGTCAAAAAATAAAACTAAATATCAAACTTTGGATGGCGAATATGTAGATCCTATAAATCCAGGTCTAGTAAAAGAGTGTAGGGAATTCTATAAAAAATATGATAGCGTTGATGGATTTAAAATCTATGGTAATGATAGGTATGTAAGTCAATATATTTCGGATAAGTACCCAGAAGATGAAATTAAATTTGATATTTCAAAAATCAAACTTATAACAATTGATATTGAGGTTGCCTCTGAAAATGGATTTCCTGATACGGAATCTTGTTCGGAGGAGATTCTAGCAATTACCGTTCAAGACTATTCTACGAAAAATATTATAACTTGGGGTAGAAAACCATTTGATGTGAAACAAAGTAATGTTATGTATGTAACATGCCCAACGGAGTATCAAATTTTATCATCTTTCTTAGAGTGGTGGGAATCAGATACACCTGATATTATAACTGGGTGGAATATTCAATTTTATGATATTCCATATATTTGCGGAAGACTCGATAAAGTCCTTGGTGAGAAGTATCTCAAAAAAATGTCTCCGTGGGGACTTGTTAATATGAATGAGGTCTTTATAACAGGACGTAAAAACATTGCATATGATATTAGTGGAGTTTCTCAATTAGATTACTTGGATTTGTATAAGAAATTTACTTACAAAGCTCAGGAATCTTATAGACTTGATCATATTGCCGAAGTTGAACTTGGGCAGAAAAAACTAGATCACTCAGAATTTGATACATTCAAAGATTTTTATACGAATGGATGGCAGAAGTTTGTTGAGTATAACATTGTTGACGTGGAACTTGTAGATCGTCTAGAAGACAAGATGAAACTAATTGAGTTGGCTATTACGATGGCTTACGATGCAAAAGTAAATTATACCGACGTATTCTATCAAGTACGAATGTGGGATAATATTATCTACAACTATTTGAAAAAAAGAAACATTGTTATCCCACCAAAAGATAAATCTGAAAAAAATGATAAATACGCTGGTGCATATGTTAAAGAACCAAAACCAGGAGTTTATGATTGGGTTGTGAACTTTGACCTAAATTCCCTATACCCGCATCTTATTATGCAATATAACATCTCGCCAGAGACACTTTTGGATGAGAGGCATCCTAATGTATCTGTAGATAAAATACTTAACTCTGAAGTTAACTTTGAAATGTATAAGGACTATTCTGTATGTGCTAATGGGGCAATGTACAGAAAAGATAAGAAAGGATTTCTTCCAGAATTGATGGAAAAAATGTATGCCGAGAGAGTCATCTTTAAAAAAAGAATGCTTAAGGCAAAACAAGAATATGAAAAAAATCCAACAAAAGAACTTGAAAAAGAGATTGCTCGATGCAACAACGTTCAAATGGCTAAGAAGATCTCTCTTAATAGTGCTTATGGTGCCATCGGTAATCAGTATTTTCGCTATTACAAACTTGCAAATGCAGAAGCGATTACCCTTTCTGGACAAGTATCCATTCGGTGGATCGAATCTAAAATGAATTCTTATATGAATAAGGTTCTAAAGACGGAGGATGTTGATTATGTTATTGCTTCAGATACTGATTCTATCTACCTTAATATGGGCCCTTTGGTTGAATGTGTATACAAAGGAAGAGAGAAAACTACTGAGGGCATTGTCTCGTTCCTTGATAAGGTCGCTTCTATGGAACTTGAAAAGTATATTGAAAGTTCTTACCAAGAATTGGCTGAGTATGTAAATGCATACGACCAGAAGATGCAGATGAAGCGAGAAAATATTGCTGACCGTGGAATCTGGACTGCTAAGAAAAGGTACATTCTTAATGTATGGGATAGTGAAGGTGTTCGCTATGAACAACCCAAACTAAAAATCATGGGAATTGAAGCAGTTAAATCATCTACTCCAGCACCTTGTAGAAAGATGATTAAGGATGCTCTCAAACTTATGATGAGTGGAACTGAAGATGATGTAATCAACTTCATTGATAAATGTAGAACAGAGTTTAAAACACTTCCTCCAGAATCTATTGCTTTTCCTAGAACAGCATCTGATGTACAAAAGTACAAATCAAGCTCTTCAATTTATGCAAAGGGAACGCCAATTCATATTAGAGGAGCACTTTTGTTTAATTATCATATCAAACAAAATAAATTGAATAATAAGTATTCTTTAATTCAAAATGGTGAAAAGGTAAAGTTTTGTTATTTAAAGAAACCCAATTCTATTCATGAAAATGTAATTTCTTTCATCCAAGATTTTCCAAAGGAATTAAATTTACATCAATATATTGATTACAATACTCAGTTTGATAAAGCATTTTTAGAACCTTTAAAGATCGTTCTTGACTCTATTGGATGGTCGATTGAAAAAACAAATACATTGGAGTCATTTTTCGTATGATGATAGACCATATTGGTGATTGTAAGTTTATTACTCCATTTGGACCAACTATTATGGTTCATCAATGTCCAGATGAAATTGTTGAAAAATTAAATGATTATGTTCATCTTGTGGACGTTAATGAATCGATTAAAAATGTTGTAAGTTCTTTTGAAAAAAATGTTCCAGATTTATTGAATAGAGGTCTTGAAAATGTATTTTTATTTTATGATTATTGTGTTGAGTCGGGAATTTGTGAATATATTGAAGAACTATCTGAAATTTATTGCAATACTTTAGACATACCAGGAGAGTATAAACTTTCTATTTTGGAAAGAAGTGAGAAAGCTTTCCTATTTTCTAAAGACATAAAATATGCCGACTGTTGGGTTAATAGATATAGAAAAGGTGACTACACACCTCTTCATAAGCATGGTTCTGAATTATCTGGTATTATTTTTCTAAAGATTCCTGATTCCATAAGAGAAATTTCTAAGGATGAGGGCATTTATGAAAAATCAAATCTGGGCGGCATATTGCATTTTTCTCATACATTTGATATAGTGGGTAACATATCAACCTGGATTCCCGAACATGAAGAAGGTCTTGTTCTCTTATTCCCTTCATGGCTACAGCATATAGTTTACCCACAAGTTACTGATGAGGAAAGGAGAACATTTAGTTTTAATCTTATTAGCAAGAGTGATTTTGAATTAAGGAACAAACAATTTGAGAGATGACTATGAATTTTTTAAAAGACATTGTAAAAGAAATTGGTGATGATTTCACTAAACTAGCATCAGACATTGACGAAACAGAGACTTATGTTGATACGGGTTCATACATTTTTAATGCACTGGTTTCAGGTAGCATATTTGGTGGTGTATCTGGGAATAAGATTACTGCTATTGCTGGAGAGTCTTCTACTGGAAAGACTTTTTTCTCTCTCGCCGTGGTTAAGAACTTTCTTGATTCTAATCCCGATGGTTACTGTCTCTACTTTGACACTGAGGCTGCTATCACTAAATCACTTGTAGAGTCTCGTGGTATTGATACTTCTCGATTAGTTGTTGTTAATGTTGTTACTATCGAAGAGTTTAGAACAAAGGCACTCAAAGCTGTAGATATGTATCTAAAGGCACCAATAGAAGAACGCAAACCTTGCATGTTTGTGCTAGACTCTTTAGGAATGCTTTCCACTGAAAAGGAAATCACTGATGCACTGAACGATAAGCAAGTTCGAGATATGACGAAATCTCAACTTGTTAAAGGTGCTTTCCGAATGCTCACACTTAAACTAGGTCAAGCAAATGTCCCGCTCATTGTCACAAATCATACATACGATGTCATCGGAGCTTATGTACCAACGAAAGAAATGGGGGGAGGTTCTGGACTCAAATACGCAGCAAGTACGATCATTTATCTCAGCAAAAAGAAAGAAAAGGATGG